GAAGCGGGTGCAGCCGTTCGCCGCGCCCCAGGCGGCGATCAGCGGCTCGGCTGCGATCAGCGCCGCGAGCTCGCCGCCGCACAACCAGAAGTGCAGCGTCTTCATCCGCGGATAGACCAGAAATTCAGTCACCACCGCACAGGATTCGAACGGGTGGAAATGCGCCCGCCCCTCCACCACCATCGTCTTGACGTCGTCGATCAGGTGCGTGCCCCGCGCATAGCCCAGCGCCGCTCCGATCCACGGCGCACACCGCGCCCACTCCTGTTCAAACATGGTGAGAGCCTCGCCCGCCTGTCTCTCTGCGGCCTCTGCGTTGGACCTGCTCATTTTCACGCCCTGAAAAGGCAGCGCTTCACCGCCGCCCCGCCGGCTGGACCACCAGCCGTGGGGCGCCCCAGCGCCAGTCGTCGGCCGCAGCGCCGGTCACCTTCAGCCGCACCTGGCGGCCTGTGAACCGCACGTCGGTCGGCCGCGACCCAAGTGTGTAGGGTCCGGACGATATTTCATCCGTGTTCGGATAGAGAGCGCTGAAGAAGCTCACGCTGGTGTCGCCGCGGCACTTCTCGTCGGCGATCAGCTGCGTCGCGGTGAACAGCTGGGCGCCGCCGGTCAGGGCTCCCGGCAGCTCATAGGGCCCGCTTTCGGCATAGGGCGTCGCGCCGCCGTAGTCGAACCCGAGTTCATGGTCGTAGACTGCGCCGTCGGTCCCGCCCATCAGGGGATAGGCGAACACGTCCTGGTCGGCCCCGCAGCTCCTGGAGATCGCCCCCACCGTCCAGCTGTTCTCCTGATAGTTGTACGCCACATAGCGATCGCACTCGCCTGGCGACGCTGAAGACGACTGGGACGGATAGAACCACCAGATCTCGCAGAACGCCGAAAGGCGCATGGCGCTGATCTTCGACGCCTGCTCGGTGTCGAGGTTGGAGTAGACGTAGTCCTGCACCGCACACGGCAGCGGCCGCACGTAGCCATTGTAGGCGAAGAAGCCGTTCGGCCCCATCCAGAACGCCTGCGAGGCGGCGGTCACCACGCAGTTGCGCGAGAGGGCGCCGCACCCGGAATCCGCCTTCTGGAAACCGTACAGCAGCACCCCGCCCACATACTGCGCGATCCACAGCTCGCTGTCGGTCCAGATCCCGGTTCCCTGCGGCAGCCGCTTGCCGCACAGGATCCGGCCGGCCGAAGGCAGGGTGTAGGAGCCCGCCGAATTGGTGGCATCAGGCGTCCACAGGGTATTGTCCGACTGGTCGGGCCAGGCGACGGTGCGCTCGTCGCCGCCTACCCCTAGCGCGAACAGGAAGTGTTCGTTGGTCACCGCCAGGGCCTTGGCTGTCGGCGCGCCCGCGATCGGCGCCGCCGGAGCCGCAGGGTTGAGGTCCCACTGAACCAGCCTCTGGTCGTCGGGCGACACCGCGACCAGGTAGGGTCCCCAGGTGTCGAGCGACCAGACGGTGGCGTCCTGGATGGTCGACACGTCGCCGCGCGGCGTTCCATAGCTGCCGCCGCCGTAGCCGCCGCTGCCGAAGCCGCCGCCCCGCGTCGCGGAGGCCTGCCCGGCCGCGAGACCCGCGGGCGTGATGTCGTTCATGGCGCCGGAGCGCGACATGGCGTAGAGCTTCGACGCCGTCCCCAGCGCCGCCCAGGTCGAGTTGTTGTTGTCCCGCCAGGCCAGCAGCGTCCGCGCCGTCCCGGCGAACGGCGTCGCCGAGTGCGCGCGCCAGCCGCCCATCGGCCGCATTTCGCCATTGAACCAGCGCACCAGCTGGGCGTCCCACCAGCGCCCCTTGGCCTGATAGTCGGTGCCGTTGCGATAGACGCCCGGCGGCAGCTCGAGAGAGACAAACATGGTTCACCGGCCTGCCAAGCGCCCAAAAAGGTCGTCATCCGGGATGACGTCAGCGGAGAGAGAGGCGCCGCTCCCCCTCAGGTCTTGATGCAGTACATCAGCGCGACGTTCACCGGCCTGGTCTCGCCGGCGCTGGAGGGCGAGGTCACAGGTACGGTGTAGACCGCATTGTCGCCGCCGCTGTCGTAGCCGGCGGCGGCGCCGCCGGCGTTGGCGAGCGCGGTCTGAAACACCGTCACCGCTCCGACCGCCGCGGCCTGGTTAGAGCCGAACGCCCGTCCCGGATCCACCGGTCCGCCGTCGGCCCATCCGCGCACGAACTGGCCTCGCAGATCCGGCAGGGTGAAGCTGGTCGACCCGTCTCCGGCTCCGAACGGGGCGCCGTAGCCAAGCGCGGCCGCCAGCGCGCTCAGCGCGGCGTAGGCGGCGCGAGAGACCGCAGCGCCGTTGCACTCGAGCCAGCCCGCGGGCGCAGCCGCTGCGGCGAAGGCCATCACCGCGCCGGTCGGAACCCCGGGCAGGATCGCCGCCGACGACGCGGCGGTCACGCGCCCCTTGCCGTCCAACGTCACGACCGGAACCGCGCCGGCTGAGCCGAACACCCCGGTGTCGGCATTGACGGTCGCCAGGGCCAATGCCGCCGACGGGCTCGCGGACCCGTCGAAACTCAGCGCGCCGCTGGCGTCGCCGGTGAACGACAGGGTGCGAGGGGTCTGCAGCGCCGAGGCGGTCGTGGCGTTGCCGCTGACCGGGCCGGTCAGCTGTCCGGTCACATCGCCGGTCAAGGGGCCCGTGAAGCCCGCGGCCGTGACCGTTCCGGAGAAGCCGCCGGTGGTTCCGTTGACCGCGCCGCTGAAGGTCCCGCCGGCCTGGGGCATGGCCGCGGCGGCCAAGCCCGACACCGTGAAGAGCTGCGCGTCCAGCGCCGACCAGTTGGCGTTGAGCAGGACGCCCCAGGTGTCGTCGTCGGCGTTGTTGGTCGGCAGCGTCCAGCCGTAGTTGGGCGTGGTGGCGTCGGGCATGGGGAACCTGTCTGAGGACGGAAACGCGGGCTCGCCGGCTGGCGCCCCCGCTGGTGCAACGGGCCGTGGTGCAGTACTGAAGCCCGAGCCGCTGTTGCGGGAGACTTGCGAATGGTCGGCAGGATTCGAAACGCCGTTGAGAGCGGACTTATGGCGCTGGCCCTGCTCGCGCTCGGCCCTGCGACGGGCCTGGCCCAAACCGGCCTGCCCCAGACCGGTCCCACCCAGGACGACCGGTCCACGCTCGGCCTCGATGGTCACCAGCACGACACGGTCTATGCGACCTGCTCATCCACCAGCGCGCAATACTGCTATTTCAACATCCTGCGGGCGAAGGGCGGCGTCATGCCCGCCAAGGTGGCGCACGGCAGCGTGACCGCACTGAACGACCTCGAGATCGGCAAGGACGTCTTCATCGTCACGCTGGACCAGCCGCCGCCGAACAGCATTTCCATGTGTCGCGCTATGGCGATCGACAGCAGTCCATGCCGCTGGGGTGTCCTGGCGCGCGCCATCAACGACGCCGGCAACCGCTGACTGCACGGATCTCACGGACGCGCCTGGAGCACGTTCCGATGAGTGGGAACCGGTTATCGGATCGAACGTGCCAAAACGTTTTTCGTGAGGTCCGTGGTCGACCTTGCTAGCTGCCGGCGAAGGCGACGGCGTCGGTGCTGTTCTGGCCCAGCACATGGATCGCGGCGGCGTTGGTCACTCCGAAGCTCACCGTCTCGCCGGCGGCCAGGGGGTAGCCGCTGGCGCCGGTCACCCCGGCCGCACCCACATGAACCGTGCCGGTGTTGGCGCTGAGCGCCTGCACCACGATCCCGTTGACCAGCGCCTGGCTCGGCAAGGGCGCCGCAGCCGTGGTCACCGCCTGCTGGCCGGTGCAGGGCGCGGCCGGGTTGCCGTTGGGATTGCCCGGCGATCCGCCGGCGGCCACCGTCGGCAGCGGATTGGCCGCCGAGACCGGCGTATCGTTCAGATCGTCGCTGGCGCGAAAATGGATCAGTCCGGCCATGGGGGTTCCTTTCGATCGGTCTTCCACCTTTGGTGGGAAGCGTCCGCGAAGCGGACGAAGGGGGGAGCGCGGCCCGCTGGCGACATCACACCGCGATCGACGGCCGGGCCTGCACCCTGGCGCCGAGGCCTTCGTGGGCGAGGTTCAGTTCGGCGATCTGGCGTTGCAGCAGGGCGTCGAACGCGGGGGCGCGGTCGTCCTGGGTATAGGTCAGCGCGCCGTAGAGCCCGGCCGACAGGTACAGGTCGGGATAACCGGTCAAAAGCCAGTTGCCGGCCGCGGCCGCGGGCGCCAGCCGTGCGTAGTAGACCAGCTCGAGATTGGTCGCCGTCGCCGGCGCCGGATAGAGCTGCAGCTCGGCGCCGATCACCGAATAAAGCCGCGGCGGCCCCGCTCGCCCGGTGGGGCCGCCCGGTCCGTGTTCCGACACCGCGTCGAAGATCGCCTGAGGCGTCGCAGCATCCAGCTGCCGGCCGCCGTCAAGCGTCGCGACCAGGACCTGCAGGAAATCGGCCGGAAGCGCGACCAGGGCGCCGCTCGCGCTCCGCCCGGCGGCGCCCCCGGGCGCCAGCGTCGCCCGGTTCAGCATCAGCCGGTGGCGCAGCAGGCGGTTCAGCCGCGCCTCGCCGATCACCACCGCATCGTTGACCGGGTCGCCGGCCAGATCGGCGCGGTTCATGAAGGCCTGGATCGAGGCGGTCAGCCCCGCATAGCTGCCGTCGAGCGCCATCGCTCAGATCGCCTTGCGCCAATGGTCGCCGACGGTCAGCGCCGAAGTCCTGAGGCGCCGGAATTCGGCGCTGTCGAGCTTCTGAGCGAGCTTGCGCTGGCAGTCGGGATCGGGTGAAAACGGATCCCACCCTTCCTCGGTCATCCACCGGTACAGCACCACCAGTGGGATCGAGGCCACCCGCGCCAGCTCCCGGCTCGGGCTATAGCCGTCGCCGAGGGTCTGGGCCTGCTGGTTGTGCTCCAGGATGGCGCCCACCTCCTGGCTGGCTGCGAACACCACCGTCCCGTCCGCGTCCTCGCGCCAGGCGTGGCTTATGCCCGCGGCCGAGGTGAACAGGGGCTCGAAGCCGCTCACTGGATCTCCACCCGGCCGTGCGCCTCCTGCGCCTCCGCGACGGCGCGCGGCAGCGCGATCAGCGCGCCGCGGGGATGGGTCGGGAACTTCTGCTCGGGCGTATGGCCGAGCGGATCGGTGGCGCCGGTGAAGATCTTCAGGTGCCCGAGCGGCAGCACTCTCACCATCACCTGCCCCGCGGGCGGGCTCTCGTCGGGCGATTCGGGCGCATCGGTCGGCAGGAAGTTCATGGGGAGTTTCCGATCGGAAAAGAGTGAGGAAAACAGCGGCTTCATCCGCGGCGCCGGCTGGGTCCCGGACAAGCGCTGCGCGCTTTCCGGGATGAAGACGTGGGGACGGAAAGGGAAACGACTGAAGCTACGCGATATCGCGCACCGCGCCTGAGGCCTTCTCGTTCCGGGCCACGAGGCAGGCTTCGAAGGTCAGGGCGTACTGGGTGCTGTCGGTGGTCTGGGCCAGTTCGGTGGACTTCCAGCCGTCAAGCACGCCCACCGCCCACATCTTGGGATCGATGATCAGGCAGTCCCGCGTCAGGCCGTAGGGGTGCGGGATCAGCGTCAGATTGCCGAAATCGCTCACGTACACATCGGCGGCGCCGATGATGGTGGCCATCTTGTCGCCGGGGGCGTCCTTGCGCAGGGCGGCGATGCCGGTGAAGGCCGAGAACTCCTGCTTCGAGGTCGGGCCCATATAGGCCTGCGACGGCTTGCCCCCGGACGAGAAGGCCGCGCTCATCACCGTCTTGACCAGGCTTTCGGTGAAACTCCGCTGGGCGCCGTTGACGGACGCCGCCACGGTCCCCGAAGCGAACCCGCCGTTGGAGCCGCCCGCGCCGACCGAAGTGTTGGTGACCAGGAAGGCCAGGGCGCCCGCCGAATAGCGCGGCGTCGGGCCCGCCTCCGCGTTCGACGCGTAGTTGCCGATGAAGCGCATCTCCGCATCGCGCTTGGCTTCGATGCCCTTCAGCACCTTTTGCCGGTTCAGCTCGGAGGTGCGGCCGGCCTTCTTGACCACCTCGTCGGTCCGCGACACGCCGTAGGCCTTGGTGAAGATCTGGCAGTAGTTGCCGAGCCGGCTCGTCGAGTTGCCGGCGGCGATCTGGAACACGTCGCCTTCCAGCGCGGCGTTGACCGCCGAGGGCGCGGCCAGCGTCTCGGTCTGCCACTCGTGATAGGTCTGGCTGGCCTTGGCCGAGCCGATGTTGGAGATGAACGGCGTTTCCTCCGGCGCGACGCGATAGATCACGTCCTCGAGGTCCTCGCGGACGCCGACCGTGTTGTAGCTGGTGATGGTGCTCGTGGGCGTGGTCATGGGTCAGGTCTTTCAGCCGATCTGGGCGTTGAGAGGGTGGGCGTTGAGGGGGTGGGCGTTGGTGAGGCGGGCGTTGAGCAGGGCGACGGCGTCGTCCACCGAGCGGGACTGCGCAAAGCGGGAGCGCGCCGTCTCGACCGTTCGTGACTGGGGTCTCGACGCCTGGGCGGCGGTCGGCCTGGCGCCGGGCCTCGCCGGTGCGGGCGCAGGTCTGGCCTTGGCCTCCCGCAGCCGGTGGGCGCCGGTGCGAAAGCGCATGGCGTCATAAGCCAGGGCCACGGTGCGGGCGTCGAGATCGGGGATGACCTCGCGCGGGACGCCCTGCTCGATCAGCCAGCCGGCCAGGCGCTCGCGCCGAGCGCCGCCGGCGTCAGGGTCGGCAAGCTCGGGCGAAAGCTGGGCCAGCCGGCGGCCCTCGGCGTCCAGGAAGCGGGCGCGCTGTTGGCGGGCGGTCTCCTGCTGGGCCGTGTCCAGCCGCGCCAACTCGGCGTGCTCGACGTCGCGCACCGCCCGCCACTTCAGCGCCTGGTCGGCGCCGAACTGGTCGACCAGGGCCGGAAAGTTCTGGTCGAAGTCGGCCCAGCGATCCTGGAAGGTGGCCTGGCCGCGCCGGATCAGCTGGTCGAGCGCGCCCTTGAGCCGGCCGATCTCCCCGGCCTCCTGCTCGGCCCGGCGCCGGGCGTCGCCGGCCTCCTGCTGCGCCCGCGAGACCGCACGTTCGCGCTCGCTCTCATGCCGGGCGATGGTCTGCTGGATCTCCGGCGTCAGTCTGGCGAACGCCGCCCGCGCATCGGCGTCCCAGGATCGCGGCGGCGCGATCATCGGAGCCTCCCCCGGGTCGTCCCTGTCCTCGTCCTCGCCTTGCGCAGCCTCGTTTGGGACGGGCTCGAGCTCAGCCTCGCCGAGCTCAGCCTCGGCAGGCTCCGGGGCTCCGGCCGCCGGTGCGGGATCGTCCGGCTGTTCCTCCGGGCGATCCAGCAGGCCCACCGCCTCTTCGACCGACAGGGATGTATCCGCCGCAACCGGTGCGTCGAGTGTCATGTGATGCCTCTTGAAAACAGTGAAACGGCGAGCCGGCGGCTCCCATCCGGGGCGGACCTCCGCCGCGCCGCCGTCGACACGCGGCAGGCTGCCTCCGGGGGCTGACGTTGTGTCGCGTTCCACGGCGGGCGGGCTTGCCGTATTCGGATCGGGACAAGGGGTGTCACGAAAGAGCCGCGCGGTCGCAGACTGCAGCGGCTCTTTTTGTACTCGATCGCTTTTTATCGCCAAAAACGGGAATCGTCGCCGAAAACGGGAACGAAGCGCCTTGGCCCGCGCTTGAACTCCGAGCGGTTATGGACGCCCCCCCGACCGGCCGCTCATCGCCTCGACAGAGGCGGCGCCCCTCGGCTAGCGCCGAGGGGCATGCCGCTCTCAGCTTGGCTCAGCGCCCCAACGGCGGCGCCAGCAAATCGGCCATGGCGGCCGAATGCTTGACCACCTCGCCCGCCTGCACCGCCTCGCCAAGGGCCCTGCGCACGCCGCGGATGGCCGCGGCGGCGTGGTACAGTTTCTCCCGGTGCGCCGCGGCGTCGATGCCCGTCGCCGCCCAGCGCTCGTAAAGCGCCGCCTCCATGGCGTCCATCAGGCCCCCGGTCGCCTCCAACTCAACCCGCGCCCTCCCCGCCCGCCGCAACGCATCCTGATCGTTCATGGGGGGCTTTCTTCCTTTCGAGACACCCTGGATCCGCAAGCGCCTCCCCCTTTGGGGGAGGGGGCCGCGCAGCGGCCGGAGAGGCCGCCGCGCCAACCCAGTCACTCCGTGACAGCTGACCCAACAGGGGTGCAGCTGGAGACCGCCTTCACCCCCGCGTCCAGTTCGATCTTCCGCAGAGACAGCTGGTGGTCGAGTTCGATCTTCTGCTGCTGAAGCTTCAGCGTCGCGACCAGCTTCTCGCGTTGCAGCGCGATGTCGGCCTCGGCCTTCTGCAGCGCCGGGTCGGGCCGCGGCTGTGGCGGCGGCTGGGTCGATGGGTCGGTGACGTAGAGGTCGCCGTTCTTGAACCCGAGGCCCCGCTCGAAAAAGCGCTTCAGCAGCTGGTAGGCGTTCTGGCCGGTCACCAGGGGGCCGTTCACGCCGCCCTGCATCTGGATCAGCTGCTGCATCACCGGCAGGGCCTGGCCCATCAGCTGCAGCTCGTGCCCCTGGCCCGAAGCGCCGAGGCCGACCTCGATGGTCATGTCGTTGCGCTCGGCCCAGCGGGTCGGGTCGACCGGGATCCATTGGCCGCGCAGCCGCGCGATCCGGCCCGCCGTGGCGTTCCTGCGGATCAGGGCGTGCACGCCGAGGAACAGGTCCTTGATGCCGGTCTCGGCGAAGATCCGCGCGATCATCCGCACCCGTTTCTGCGCCGCGCTCATCAGCGCCAGGGCGCCCGCCGCCGTATCGTGCAGGGTGTCGGGGTTCAGACCCTGGGCGTTGCGCACCACGCCGGTGCGCTGCTCGGCTAAGGTCGAGACGTATTCCAGCGCCCCCTGCACGTCGAAGTTCAGCGCGCCGGCCTGAATCGGCCGCACCGCGTCGCCCTGCGACGAGCGGATCGGAACGCCGGGCTCGTTGCGCAGAAGGTCCGAGACGGTCCACTCGTTGGCCCGGTCCATGGCCACCTCCAGCCGCTGGTTGAGCGCGAAATAGCCGCTGTCGAGCAGCATGCGCAGCAGCGCCGTCTTGATCCGCTGCACTTCCAGGAGCTTGTCGGCCAGGCTTTCGCCGTAGAACC